GGCCAGCTCGAGATGCTTCAGGCGGCCAAAGAGGACATTGAGAATTTTGGGCCAAATCCGGCTTTGGTCGGACAGGGGCTTGAGGATTCGTCAGGTCGGGCCATTGCGCTGCTTCAGCAGGCCGGCATGGCTGAGCTTGGGCCCTATCTGTCGTCCTTTAAGAACTGGAAAATCCGCGTTTACCGCGCCATCTGGAACATCGTCACGGAGCATTGGAAGGCCGAGCGCTGGATTCGTGTGACCGACGATCAGAACATCACTCAGTTCTTCCAGATCAACAAGCTCCAGGTCGATCAGTACGGCCATCCCGCGATTGTCAACGCGATCGGCTCGATGGACGTTGATTTCATCATCGATGAAGGCCCGGACGCGGTCAATATGCAGGCCGACTCCATGATGATCCTGCAATCTCTGGGCCCGCAGTTCGCTCAGCAGTTCCCGGATATCGCGCTGGAGCTCTCGCCGCTGCCGCAGTCGATCAAGCAGCCGATGATCAACAAGATTACGCAGAAGCAGAACCAGCCGCCGCCTCCTGATCCGAAGATTGCGGCGCAAGGCCAGATCAAGCAATTGGAATTGCAGGCTGACGGTCAGAAGACAGCCGCGGACAACAGTCTCGAATGGCGCAAGGCACAGCTTTCGGCCCTGACCGCGATCGAAGTTGCTCGCATCGGGGCCAAGACGGATTCCGACAGCTCTGTGCTCGCGGCAAAGATCGAGGCGGCTCTTGGCTTTGGCCAGATGGTGCACGAAGCCCGGCAGAATGATGCTGATCGGGCTCACGAACAGGTTTTGGCAGCTAGGCAGGCGGCGCAACAGGCGCAGCAACCCCAAGGTATGGACGCATGACAAAGGTTTATGTCTCTGAATATGCCACGATCCCGAACGTGGGTGGCGTTATTGTTCAGATCCCGTCTGAGCCGCCATTGGCCACTCAGGTCATTGATTATACCGCTGGCGTGGCCACCATCACACTCGGCTCCGGAACGCATTACGTGCGCCTGAACAATGACTCGATTTGCTCAATGAGCTTCACGGGAACGAACGCGACGACCAGTGACGCGCGATCCCCGGCAGAAACGGTCGAATTCAAAGGCGTTCTGCCTGGCAGCAAGATTTCTGCCATTACGAACACATAATCCGCTCCCGCAAGGTTGAGCGCTGGAATCGTTGTCGGCTGACGACATAGCCGAGATACTACCCGCACGCCCAAGCGACAGAGGGCATACGTGATCGCACGAAACGCGAAAAAGGTGAAGTATGACGATCGAAGCCCTTGAAGGAGTGACTGACCGGGAACTGTTCGACGAAGCAAACGCAGATGAAGTGACGACCGAAGAGGTTGTTGCTGAACCTGTTGTCGAAGAGAAGCCAGAAGCTGTAGTTGAGGAGAAGCCGGCCGAAGTGGTCGAGCCCGTCGTCGCGGAAAAGCCCGCGGTTGACGATAATGCTCCTCAGGTACCGTCATGGCGTGTTCGCGAGATCAACGAGGAAAAGCGGCAGATTGCAGCCGAGAATGAACGCATTAAGGCCGAGTTGGCCCAATTGCGTCAGGCTCCGCGGCAACAGGTCGAACAGCCCAAGCCGGCAGAAACGCCAGTGCGGCCTGATCCTCTTCTCGACCCGGATGGTTACGCCGCGGCAATCAGGCAAGAGCTCCGCGAGGAGGCCCTGAATGAGCGCCGTGAGGAAAGTCTGCTCCGCGCTCGCGAAGCCAATCAAGCCGAGTTCGACGAGGCCTATGCAGCCGCTCAGAAAGCCGTAGATCCGGCTCTGAAGGCCCGCATGCAGTCTACGCGAGATCCCGGCAAGACGCTTCTCGAATGGCACCGCGAGCGGAAAGCAATGGCTGAAGTCGGCACTGATCCGAACGCCTATTTTCAGAAGAAGCTCGACGCGTGGCTCGCTGATCCGGCCAACCAGGCCAAGGTCATCGAGAAAGCCCGCGGCGAGGCACAGCAGCAACTCCAGCCCGGCAAAGCGCCGGCAGTCTCTCTCCCGCCATCCCTGACCCGAGCGACCAACGCATCCGGCGATCAAAGCGCGGATGACAATGACACCTCGGATGAAGGGCTCTGGCGACACGCCAACGCTTAAAACCAGCCGACATTCTGATGACAGACCCGCCCTAGTGGCGGGTTTTTTATTGGGCTGACGGCTTCAGAAAGGACAAGGCCGTCATGGCTCTCACGACCATCCAGACCAACAACAAACTCATCAAGTTCACCAAGCAGGTGAACCGTGAGTGGGTTCGCGAAAACCTGTTCGCGCCCTACATGGGCGAGGATATCACCGCCATCATCCGCAAGCGCATGGAGCCCGTCTCTGGCGGCGAGCAGATGAACATGCCCATGGTTGCCCGTTTGGGCGCCCAGGCGATCGGCTCCGGCGCTCTCGCCGGTAACGAAGAGTCGATCGACAACTACGGCATGCGTATGTGGATCGATTGGGCCCGCAACGCGGTCAAGACCAACAAGGCCGAGAAGCACAAGGACTCGTCCGCGATCTTCGACGTGGCCCGTCCCCTTCTGTCCGATTGGCTGAAGGAACTCAACCGCGACGAAATCATCCAGGCGCTCTACGCTCTCCCGACCGAATCCGCGCCCGCCGGTTTGGGCTCCGGGAACGGTCAGCGCGTTAACGGCATCCTGTTCGATTCCGCGACCGCTGCCCAGCGCAATACCTGGGTGACGGACAACGCTGATCGCGTGGTGTTCGGCCAGTTGGCTTCGAACTACAGCACGACCTTCGCGACCGCGACGGCCACGCTGGATTCGACCAACGACATCGCCAACACGGCGAACATGCGCTTCCTGAAGCGTACGGCTCGCGCTGCAAACCCGAAAATCCGCCCGTTCAAGATCAAGGACGGCCGGGAATACTTCGTGGCGTTCCATGGCTCGCGGACCTTCCGCGATCTGAAGGCGTCTCTCGACTCCATCAACACGAACGCTCGCGCTCGTGAAGGTGAAGGTCTCAACAAGAACCCGCTCTTCCAGGACGGCGATCAGCTTTACGATGGTGTCATCCATCGTGAGATCCCCGAAATCGACACGCTGGCTCCCGTCTTCTACGCGACGGCCGGCGCTTCGGGTACGACCCCGGTTCGTCCGGTCTGGCTGTGCGGTCAGTCGGCGATGGCGATGGCCTACGGCCAGATGGCCAAGCCGACGCAGCTCGACAATACCGACTACCAGTTCAACCAGGGCGTTGGCATCGAAGCCGCCTACGGCGTCGGCAAGATGTTCAAGAAGACCACGGGCGGCGCCATTAAGGAATGGGGCATCTGCACCGGCTTCTACGCTGCGACCCCTGACGCGTAACCCCTAGAGAGAAAAGGAACACATCATATGGGTACGGGTATCCCGGCTCGCTCTAGCGGCGACCAGACTGTCAACTACCTTCGCGCTCCGGTCACGTTCGCGATGGGCAATTCCGGCATCGTCAACGTCGGGACGCTTCCCGCTGGTTGCGCGGTGTTGCGTGCTTACATCATCGTGACCACAGCGTTCAACGCTGGCACCAACAACTTCCTCAAGGTTGGTATCTCCGGCAGCGACGCCTCGATCCTGTCAACCGCCACGGTTTCGACGGCTGGCGTGATTGCAACCACCTCGGCACTGGCAACCGCCACGGCAGCAACGACCAACCCGACTGTTGACACCCTCGTCATCTGCACTTCGCTGATGACGGGCACGGTGGCGACTGCGGGTGTCGGCGTTGTCGTGGTCGAATACGCTCCGCTCTTGTAACCAATAGCAGGGACGGGCGTTATCGTCCGTCCCTGTCTCTCTTAAAGGATGAAGTCATGGCCAAGCTTACCTGGTTAGGTGAAGACGAACTGCATGGGGAAGGCGCCGCAGGCCCTTCGTTCACGCGAGCGTTTGGGGATGTAAAGTTCCCGAAAGACGAGCCGGTCGAAGTGCGGTCGCATGCGATCGTGCAGAAGGCACTCAACAACCCGTATTTCTCGGTTGAAGACGCTGATGATGTGGATGATGTCCCCGGCAAGCCGGCTCGAAACAAAGGCGGCCGGCCTCGCAAGGACGCCGAACCCAAGCTGGAAGAAGTTTCTGACGAATAATCCAAATGGCCCCTTTTAAGGGGCCTTTTTCTTGTGAGGTCCGATGTCGAAAACCCGCGCCGATATCCAGAAAAAAGCCCTCGATATCCTCGTGGGCGGCGATGTCGGCGCGAGCATGTCCGATGAAGATGCGACTGCGCTTGATGGATACATTGATAGCGAAGTCGCCGAGATCAATCAGGACGGCACGACCTATATTGACGACCCTGACGACCTCGACGATGCGCTATTTGTGACCTTCAGCAAGTTGGTTGCGAATGCGGCGGCAGAAGAGTTTGGCGCCGTCTCGGATGAGACTAAAGCCCAGCTTTGGCGCAATCGTATCCGTGTTCTGACACGGCAGACGATTGGTTACGGACCGCAACAGGTCGAATACTTCTAATGGCGACGAAGGGCGGTCAGGTCCACATCCCGTTCCCATTGAGCTCGACTCCGGGAGCGTCTTCGCAGGAAAGTGCTGGGCGGCTCATCAATGGATATGCGGAGCCCTTGGGCAAGGATATCGGGGCTCAGAAAGGATTTGCTCCTCCTGCCGTTGTCTGGCGCAAGTGTCCGGGCCTCCCTCAGTTCTGCACCTCGACGCAGACGGGTTTCCGCGGCGGCTTGCTGGTTGGGAGCGCACTCTATACGGCGTGGAGCGGGAAGGCGGCGACGTACACGTCCGCAGGCGTTGAGGCTGTTCTATCCGGGACGCTAAACGGCACGGAAAAGGTATTCTGGGCTCGCAACAACAAGAGCCCGACGCCTGATGTGGTTTGTGTGGCACCTGGCACTGGTGCGTTTTCGGTCTCATCCAGTGCGGTTATCTCGTTCGCTGATCCTGATATCGGCACGCCGAACAGCGTCGGTTTCATGGATGGCTATTTCATCTTCACCTATGGCGACGGGACGATCCAGGCATCCGGCTTGAATGATGTAACGATCGCCACGACGGACAAGACCAAGGAGCAGGCCAAGACAGGCGGCCTGACGCGCGGGCTTCCGTTCAATGGCCAATACTATGTCTGGGGGCCAAATTTTGGGGCCGTCTATTCGGATACTGCCCAGCCGACAGGCTTCCCGTTCACGCGCTCCTATGTGATCCAGCGCGGCTTGCTGAGCCAGTATGCGGTCGCTGGGCATGAGGACGGGTTTGGCTCTGCTCTGATCTGGGTGGCAGACGACAACAGCGTAGTGCAGCACAACGGAACGCCGAACCCGTTGAAGATTTCGCCTCCCGATCTTGACCGGCTGATTGCCGCGGTGACTGACAAGACCACGCTCGAGGCTTCGGTCTATATCGCGCAGGGACACCCGAAATGGGTGCTTTCCTGTCCGGCGTTCACCTGGGAATTCGACCTTGGCAGCCAGAAGTGGAACGAGAAGGCGAGCTATCAGCAGGCTCGTTGGCGTGCGATCAGCGGCATATCGGCTTTTGGTAAGTGGATCACTGGCGACACGCAGGGCAACCGGCTCTTGAACATCAGCGAGCAGTCCTACGATGAGAACGGAAGCCCGCTTGCCTTCCAGCTCGAGAGCGGTCCTGTGATGAATTTCCCAAACCGCACGAAGGTTGCGCGGGCTGACTTCAATTTTGTGGTTGGGGTAGGGCAGGCAACAGGACAAGACCCGATCGCGACTGATCCGAGTGTCGGTATTTCGTGGTCCGACGATGGCGGCATTACCTGGAGCCAGGAGTTCATCCGCAAGCTCGGCAGGCAGGCATCTCCGCAGCGCATCACTATGCTGCGGACGGGAATGACGGGCGCGCAGGGGCGCCGCTGGCGGCTGAAGGTCACTGATCCCGTTTACGTGGCATTCATGGGCGGGACGCAAGATACGCAGTTGCGAAACCACTGATGGCGAAGCCGCTTCCAAACCTAGACGTCCCGGTAATTGATCTCAATACCGGCTTCATGACGCAAGCTTGGTACGAATATTTCCAGTCTCGCAAGGGGTTGGCGAACTTGCCTGACGTTTCGACGACCGCGCCGACCAACGGTCAGGTGCTGATCTACAACTCGACAACGAAGCTTTGGACGCCGGGAGCCAACTGATGGGCCTGTTCGATCTTTTCTCGAATGACAGCGCTGAAAAGGCCGCGGCTGATGCCAATGCAGGCGCTACCGCAGGGTATGGTCAGCTCTCCGATCTGTACGGCCAAGGTCGCAATGCACTCACCACAAACTACACCAACGCAAGCAGCCTCTATACGCCACTTATTGCTTCAACTGGAGCTGGCGCAAAGGCTTACGGAGATGCCAGCGGCGCGAATGGAACGGCAGGCCTTCAGTCGGCCATGGACACGTTCAAGAATTCAGGGCAGTACGGCACCTATGGCTTTACGCTCGGTCAAGGCCTTCAGGCACTTAACCGCACCCACGCTGCGGCGGGAAATCCAGATAGCGGCAACGCCGATGCAGACACACTAAATTATGCGACAGGCCTCGCCGGAAAGACCTATTCCGATTATCTAAGCGGGCTTTCTCCGTATCTCGGGGCCAATTCTTCCGCAGTTTCTGGAGCGGCCAGCGTTGATACCGGACTTGGAAGTGCGCTGAACCAATCCTATCAAGGGCAGGGCGGCGCTGCAAACAACACGCAGACTACGATCGGAAATAACAACGCAGGCGCTGATCTGAATAACTACAAGGTTAGCGCAAACCTCTGGAATGGCATCTCGGGCGGTTTGAACTTCCTCTCTGGTGGCGCTGGTGGGCAGGGTGGGGCTGGTGGACTCGCTAAGAACGCAACTTCTCTCTTTTCGGCGTTCGCCTGATGGCTGATATCTCACAGCTGCTCGCAAACGCCGCGCAGACCAACGCTGATTTTGACCTTGGCAAGATCAACAAGAGCTATTGGGAAGGACAGGACCAGTACGCCAAGAATCAGTTGCGCGATGCCTTCAAGGATGGCGTTCCGACCGATGCCAATGGCCAGCCCGACTTTGGCGCAATGGCTAAGGTGCTTTTCCAGAAAGGCGGCTTGAACGAGGGCGTTGCAGCCTCAAACCTTGATATCTCTCGCCAGCAACTGAAAGCAGGGCAGGATCTAGCCGGCAAGCTCGGACAGCTCGAGGGCGGCACTCCTCCCCCTAGTCAGCCGATTGTCGGACCATCCACGTCGCGCAACTCGGTTGCGATCGACCCCAGTAAGCGTGCCGATATCAGCGCTGGTCCGTCTTCGCAGCCCAGCGGCCCGCAGGGCGGCAATGCAACGCTTGGCCAGATCCTCACGGCGCAGGGCATCCCGAACGATCAGATTGGCGCAGCGAGCGCGTCTCTCGCGCGCCAGCTAGGCCTCGACAATCCGAACGCCCCAATTGACGTGAACAATCCTCAGGTGCGCAACGTGCTTGTGCCAGCCATCCAGCAATTGAAGCGGATGGGCATTGGTCAGGTCGTGCAGCAGAAACCACAGACCGCGCAAGCTGTTCCTCAGCAGCCTCAGCCTCCACAGCAAGCACAGGCCGTTCCTCCGCAGGCGCCGCAACAGGCCGCTCAGCCCAATCCTCAGCAGAACCAGGGGACGTTTGGCGCCCCGTCTGCGGTTGCAACGCGCGGCGCCATACCGACCGGGACCGATCCTGAAATTCAGAAGCAGATCGCAATCTATACCTCTGTTGCGAGCAATCCTGCTTATCCCAAGTCGGTACAGGAAGCCGCGCTCACTCGCCTGAAGGCGCTCCAGGATCAAGGCCAGCCTACGCCCGACATTAAGAATTATGACCTCTACCGGCGGCAGGGCGGCAATTTGCCGTTCAATGAATGGCAAGCCGACACCGAACAGCGCAAGGCTGTCGCCGGGAAGGAAGCCGAATCCAGCATCAAGAAATATGATGCGATGGTGGAGGGCGGCGTAAAGGCTCAGCAGGAAATCCCGCAGCTCGAGATGCTGCAAGAGCAGATGAACGATCCGAACTTCTATTCGGGCATCGGCGAAAAATATAGTCTCGCCTACAAACGCTTGAAGAGCGCTGTCGGCATTGATCCCGATGCGTCTGTCCCGCAGGAATTCTTGCGCAAGGCGACGGCGGCCAGCGTGCTCGGCTCATTTGGAGCTCTGAAGGGACTTGGCCCGATCCGCGTTGCGGAAATGAACCTCGCCAAGGAAGCTGCTGCGGCGCCCACAAACTCGATCCCGGCCAACAAGCTCCTCGTTGAGATCCAGAAGCGGACCTATCAGCGGCAGGGTGACATCGCTGAAATGGCGCAAAACTACAAGGAGAAGAACGGCATTCTTGATGCGACGTTCGACAAGCAGGTTACGGCCTATTTCAAAGCTCATCCGATCTTCACGGACGCTGAGGTAAAGGATTTCCACAAGGCAATTGGCGAGGCGCCAAAAGGGTCATCTGCTCCCGCACAACAGCGCTTCTCATCCCCCTCTGATGTCCATGCCGCCGTCGCGGCCGGCCAGCTCAAGTCCGGTGATAGCTTCGTTGATCCCACCGGCAAGACGCGGTACGTGCCGTAATGCCAGTAGAGCCGGTAATCACATTCCGGGATCAGCCGGGCGGTAGCTGGGATGCATTCCCGGACGCGCCGCCTGCTACTGCTCCTAAATCCGACAGTTGGGATGCATTCCCCGACAAGCCGACGACCGACTACGCTGGTGTTGCAAAGCAGGGCGGCGTTGGTGTTGCAAAGGGCGTGATCGGGCTTGGTGGTATCGTCGGCGACCTTCAACAGATCGCCAAGAAGGCAGCAAGCTACCTGCCTGACATCAAGGCCGATCCGGAATCGGAGAAGTACGCCCGCAAATATGGCCGCATGGGCGATGTTATGTCTGTGGGCCAACCGCCTGAATTCCCGACCTCGCATGACATCCAAGGACAAGTTGAGAAGGTCACGGGCGAGTTTCGGAAGCCTCAGAACCAGACGGAAGCAGATGCCGAGACGGTTGGCGAGTTCCTGCCGGCGGCGCTTGCTGGGCCCGGAAGCCTCGCGCGCAAGGTCGTCACGCAGGATGCCATTCCTGCCGCGGCGTCCATCGTTGCCGGTCGCTATAGCGATCAGAACCCCTACGTAAAGGCCTTGGCCGGCTTTATAGCGGGTGGCACTGGCGCGGCTCTCTCTGGACCCAACACGGCAGAAAAGCTCCTCAGAGACCGCATCCCGGCCTCTGTAACCGAGCAGGACGTGACCCGCGCAGGGCAGTTGATCGAACATGCCCAAACCCGCGGCGTTACCCTGACATGGCCGGAAGCCTTGTCCCGCGTCACCGGCCAGCCCGTCTTGACCGATACGCAGCGGATCCTTGAGAGCCACGGCCAGACCCGGCCTCAGATGCAGGAGCTGTTCTCGGAGCGGCCGGCTCAAGTAGAGCAGGCGGCGCGCAACGAATTCGACCAGATCGGCAACCATCCGGCTTATCCCTCTACGATAGGGCCGCAGGCTGGAGAGGCTGCCAACGAAACACTGACCGGCGTTCGCCAAACCATCAATAACGCTGCCGAGCCATACTATCAGAATGCAGCCAACGTACTGCTGACGCCGGCAGAAATGACCCACGTTCGAGCCATCCCCGGTTGGCAGCAGGCCCGTGATGCAGTGCGCAATAACCCGCAGCTAAACTGGCGCGTTGCGAACCTGCCGGATCACAGTGTCGGCTTTCTGAACGAGGTCAAGAAGCACTTCGACCAAGCAGCCGAGAATGCGGCTTCCAAGTTCAATCCCGGTCGCAATCATCAAGTCCAGGCCTCGAACGAAATGGCGGCATCGGCCGTCAAGCAGGTCGGCGAGGCGAAGTCGGCTGACTATCAGATCGCGCTTGAGATCGGCAGGCAGGGCAGGCAGCAGTTCCTAGAGCCATTGCTTCAGGGTCCGCTTGGAAAGCTCGCCAAGAAGGACATCACGACCCAAAAGGCGATTGCGGCGCTATTTCCCGAAAACCCCGTTCCGGGCACTGCTGGTGAAATCTCGGATGCGGTAGCAGCTCTGGTCCAGCGGCGTCCGGCAGCTGCTGAACAGCTGGTCCGCGCTCATGTCGAAATGGTCTTCAACCAGGCCGCGCGGGATCTTCAGGGCGGGGCAAATCAATTCGCAGGCGCTAAGTTCGCCGCTAAGCTGGCTGGCGGGGCTCAGCAGCGCGAGAATCTGAGAGCGGCTATCGAAGCACTCCCGAACGGTGCGGCGCGCTGGGAGGGCTTTAACCACCTTCTGGACATCATGGCAGCGACAGGGACGCGGCAGCCGAAGGGCTCCTTGACGGCGTTTAATGCTCTGGAAGTTCAGTCAATGTCTACGGGCGGCCTTCAGGAGTTGGCGTCGAAGGGGCTCTCTCCAGGGAAGTGGATGAGCTTCGCCAATGACGCCTTCAAGTCGTGGTCGCTTGGGCGAAACCTCGATCAGATCGCGCGCATCATTACGGACCCACGTTCGGGGAATGCCTTGCGACAGATTGTTCGTATCCCACCTGGCTCCGACCGTGCGCTTATGATGGCTGGGCGCTTGATCGCGCTGGGGAGCGCTGCGACGACCGAACAGAGAACCAAGGCCACTAAGTAACAGGGTTGCGAAGAACGCGGCACCGACACCGAGAACACCGGCTGCGTAAGGGTTATCCGTCCATTCGTATCGGATGTTGCCGCACATCACCGCGGCCATAATGGCAAGCTGAAAGAATTTCCACATGTTGAAACGTCTCTGCCTCGCCCTCGCGGGGCTATTTTCGTTGATCAGTGTAGCACAGGGAGCCGGGACCGTCCCCGGCTTTTCCTTGGTGCCGCAGTTCGACCTTTCGGGGAAAATCGCGCCGGGCTGTAAACTTTATGTGGTTCAGGCCGGCACAGTCTCGACCCCGCAAAACGCCTATCAGGACAGCGGTTTAACGCTGCTCCAGCCGAATCCGATGCTATGCGATGCATCCGGGCGCCTTCCGCAATGGTTCGTCGCTGACGGCAATATCAAGCTTCGTCTGACCGACAAAAACGGCGTTCAAATCTTCGCGCAGGACGGTCTCTTGGTTGTCGGTGCTTCGTCTGGCGGGGGAGGCGGATCACCGGTTGATCCGACGACGATCGCGGGGACTGGCGATCTAAAGGCCGCATATGGTACGTCCATTCTATCCGGATGGGTGCGCGCCAATGGCCGCACGATCGGATCTTCCACCTCTGGCGCGACAGAGCGAGCGAACGCTGATTGCCAGACGCTGTTTGTCTATCTCTGGGGAGCTGACGCCAATCTCACGGTTAGCGGCGGTCGCGGCGCTTCAGGGGCCGCGGACTGGGCGGCGAACAAGACGATTGCGTTGCCTGACTGGCGGGGTCGAACGATCTCCGGCCTCGATACCATGGGCAATAGCGCGGCAGGCGTGCTGACCACGGCGTCAACAGGGTTTGGTAACCAGGCTGGTGATCCTACCATTCTCGGGAGTGGTGGCGGATTGCAGTCGTGGAGTCTTACGTTAGCGCAATTGCCGACTGGCATTACGTCGAATGGAACTATCTCTGGAACGGCAGGGCTTGCCGGAAGCTATGTCATCACCCAGGGGACGGCCGGCGTTCTCGTTAATGTCGCTGGTGGTGGAAGCGGTGGCACGGCTCCGCAAGTCGGAACCGCAGCGCAGACCACATCTCTCAATCTAAGTGGGACGGCGAGCGTGACGTCGAACAATACGGGCGCCGGTCCTCATCCAACGGTGTCCCCGACCCGCGTCGCAACGATCTATATGAAGCTTTAGCCATGAGCATCACCATCAGCTCATCGGCGACGAACAACGCCGACTGGAAAACTCAATTCCAGTTCAATGACGCGGAGACTGGCGATCTGATCGATTTCACGGGCGCAACGATCGAGATCGATGTGAAGGACTTCGACGGGTGCCGGCGCATCCAGGCTTCAACGAGCAACGGGCTTATCACCATCCAAAGCATCGGGATATTTGAGCTCGATGTGCCTGCCTCGACGATGGAGTGTCTATGCCCCGGCACCTATCAGATCGGCGGCGTCTACTCCCTCAATGGTGAAACTATCTCTATCTTCACTGGGTCGCTTGCGATCGTATCAGGGGTCGCGCGCCTATGACGACACCCATCCTGAAGATCAAGGTTCTCGCCAAGCCGGTCATCAAGGGGAAGATGGATGTTCGCTTTCCGGCGCGCGTCCAGGTCGTTAGCCCAATATTGTTGGACAACACCGGCGGCGTTTTCACCTTCAGCATGGACATCAATGCCCTGGTCGAAACGCTAAATCAGTTCTTTGACCAAACTCTTATTTTTTTCACAAAGACTGTTACAGCCGCCGGGACATACAATGTCGTCGCGTCCGATAATGTAGTGCTTATCAACAAGACGGTCCCAGCGGCAAACAGTGTCCAACTTCCAAATGCAGTCTCGCGCAGTGGACTTCCGGTCACGGTGAAGGATCTAAAAGGCGATGCCGCAACGAACAACATCACAGTTCTCCCAAGCGGGTCCGAAACGATCGATGGACTTGCTAGTCTGAGAATCAATTCGAACTATGGTGGATATCAACTTTTGCCTGTTCAAAAGGGCCCGACTACATACGGATGGACCATTCTGCCATGATTAAGCTGAGGTTACTTGTTGCATTTCTCTTTGCGGTTATCCCCGCTGCACATGCTCAAGGCCCAAATCAACTCGGGCCGTATCAGTTCTGGGCTAACCCGACAGCAACCCAGGATATCGGGCAGCCGATCTCTCTTGGCAAGCAGATTGTCATACTGTCGTCTGGGCAGTCGAACTTCGCAATGGCTCCAAGTTTCTCATGGACGCCGAGCGCGAACGCAAAAATCTGGAACAATGTAGTCGATACGGACGGCAGCGTCGGAACGGCATATGTTGCACTTGACGGTACCAAGGCATCCCTGCCGTCAAAGTTCGCTTCCGACGTGGCCGATGCATACCCCACTCGTCGCGTCTGTCTGATCAACGTCGCATATTCCGGCCAGCCTATTTCGCATTGGAAGACGGGAACTGGCGCTCCTGATGCGTTCGCCAATATCCAAAGCAATATTACGGCTGCCCTGTCAGCTTGCGGCGCCACGAAAATTGATGTCTTCCTTTGGTGGCAGGGAGAGGCGGATTCAGTCCCTATCAACGCCAATTATTCGGCCGATTTTACAACCGTGATTTCCCGGTTTTGGGCTGATACCACTCCTGGCGCTAAGTGGTTCCCGCAAGAAACGCCGATCATGGTCCACGGCATAGCGTCATATACTGACGGGAGCGCGGTCAACGCTAACGCCGATTTGATGAATGAGGTTTTGCAATCCGTCGTCAATACCGACATCGACAAGCGACGTTTCGTGTACACCTCGGCGCTGCACGGTGCGACTTATTGGAATGGTAGCAACCCCGGTCACATGACGGGGCAGGGGTATTTTTCCGCTGGCGCGATGTCGGCAAGTGCCTTCCTGAACGGCCCTGGTTTTGTTTCTCGTCCCATCGTCAATCCAGCGACGGGATACTTTAACTTCGGCAACCCAGCCACTATGGCAGCGCCGTACACTTTCAACTCCAATGCTGTAGGTGCAACGG